GACTTCTTGATGCGTTCTAGAGTGTCTTCTTGCTTCTCCCAGCGGGAACCTCTGGTAGCCACGACGTCTCTAGTCAAGGTCATTGTGACCGCCTTAGACCACTTTGTGGTTGGAGCATCGCATGTCCAGTATCCGATGGGGGATGGAGGAACTTGCTGAACGTATGGCGCACGGAGTATGAACGCATCGACACTTACAGGAGTTAAACCATCAGCGGCATTTGGAATAGCCTTTGAGATTGCCTCTGAGTTAGACCACGGAAAAGATGGGTAGAAGGTAGTAGGCCATTTTTCTGTGTATAAAAATTCGTTGAACTCGTGGACTTCGTTACGAAATTCAGAATCTGAAATCAGATGAGAATAACTTTTACGTCTTTCGTAAAAAGATTTAGACAGGTCCGACACGTTGAGGTAGACAGACTTGAGCGATGCTTGGAGTTTGTACTGCTCTGGAGCATCAATAAAAAGTGAGAGGTTTCCTAGTTTGCGTGCTCGATTAGCGATAGCAAAAGCTGGATATACCTTGTTGGCTGAAAGACTTGTAGGAGGAGCGATTCCGACGAGGACGCTATCAAACTCCTGAAGTTGTTCAGATGTGATTAAAGTTGAAGGTTCAACCACCTCAACCGTTGCGCCACCATCTTCAAGCGCTTTTGCTAGAAGTGCAGAGAACGTTGGAGTTCTTGACGCTGTTCTGTTGGAGGACTGCTGTGCAGTACATCCTGTTATTAAAACTTTCATTGTTCTACCTTCCTAAAGTTTTCGACCCCAACTAGAAAGCCACCCAACGTTTTCTGTTGGGTGGCCTTCCAGTGAGAATCCAGACCGTTTGTTAGAACGGTGAGGCTGGTGCTGCTACAGGAGCTTCTGCCACTGGTGCAGCTGCTGGAGCTGGTGCAGGGGCTGGAGCTGGTGCTGGTGCAGGTGCAGGGGCTGCAGCTGCTGGAGCAGGAGCAGCTGACGCTGAAGTCGCTGCTGCTGGGTAGTAGTTCTTGATTTCGTTTGACTTGTTGCCGTTGTAAGTGCGTGAGCCAATCTGACCACGGAACTTACGACCCACAAGCGCTGACTCAATCTGAGCGTTGCTTGGTGCACGGTCAAAGAATTCCTTTGTAAGACCCATTGCTGCCATCTTACGGAAGAAGATACCCAACGCAGTTGAGTTATCAGGAGAGACAACAAGGTTGTCCCAGACAAGACGCTTTGCGAAAGCGCCTGATTCGACCTGGCTCTTGGTTGAGAACATGGTCTTACCAGACTGAGTAACCTTTGCGGTTGCCTCAAGTACTACGAGGTCGTAGTCACCATCTGGTAGTGGTTCGTATGATGCTGATTCGCCAGCATCCTTAATAAGGTCAGCCCAGTTCAATGAACTCATGGTTATGCCTCTTTCTTTTTAGTGGTGGTGGTTTCAGTCTGCTTTGGACCGAAGATGGTGTCAAGCATTACCTCAATGGAAAGCTTGTCTTGCTCAACGATTGAGCCAAGGCGGCCTTGGACTCGCTCGCCTGCTTCGTACTCATTTGTGCGCTCGACGTACATACGACGAACCTTGTAAGGAGCTTGAAGCGGGTCTGGGTTGGGGAACTGCTCGATAGTCAATGCACCAAGAATGTCAAAGAAGTATGGTGCTTGAATAGCAAGCTGTCCTTGTAGATAAGGGCGGTGCTTACCGTCCTGAGTCACACGAGACATCGCTGTTAGAACAACTGCCTCAAGTGGGTTTGTTGGGTGCATGGTTAGGTCGCGTAGGTCGCGTAGAAGACCGCCCATGTGGCGAAGCAATTCGCCCCACTGCTGCATCTTCATCTGCTCGCTACCTGCGATGCTGTCCATACACTTGACCTGCAACTCCGAAATAGAGTCGATAATCAAGCTCTTGAAGTGGTGCTTACCTAGCTGTAGCCACTGGTAAGCCTTGATAACGGTGTCGTAGTCTCGTACTTGTACAACAACAGTGTCCCAAGTTCCATCTGCTAGAGGTGGCTCCTCACGCAGTGGGTCCCAGTACTTGACGACGATTGGGAGGAAGCGGTGTCCACCCTCAACGTCGAGCATCAAGCGTGGGTACGGAGCGGTTACTGCAAAGGTTGATTTACCAACCTTGGACTCACCGTAAACCATGGCGGTTAATGACCGTTGGATTTCACTCATGCGTCACTCGTTTCCTTTCTTCTCTTCGCCGTAGTAAGCGTATGGGTCTGCCTCTACGAACATTTCGCTGATTGCCTGCTCTGCAGCACTTCCATCGTCGATGAGAGTGCATACGGAGTAGAACTTGCACTTCCACTTACAATCGCGGGATGCGCTTGGATATGCGTGGAAGGCTGGACTTTCACCCTTGTCAAGAGCTGTGCGAACTCGCATGAGGTCAGCGACAGTTCCGTGAATTCGGTCCCAGAAGGAACGTAGGGTGAAAATATTGTGTCGAACTTCAATCTGGTCATAGAACGGAGGCTTAGCAGCAGCTGAGCGACGAACCTTCTTCAACATTGTGAAAATACCGCCATCAGAACGCTCGCCATCTACATCCTTACTCTGCTCAAGAAGCATGTAAGTAAGAATCTGCTCGTTCATTGGTGCAAGGTTTGCAAAGTCACTGAGCGACCCACCAACAGTCTTGAAGTCACGGAACATACGCACACCGTCAGCCTTGCGACGGACACGCATGTCGAGCTTGCCTTGAAGCTCAACTTCTCCGTTGAACATCGGCATGATGATTGTCTCTTCTGTAGAAATCATCTCAAGGTCAGCATCAATGCCTTCCTCTTCGTTCCACTGAAGGTAGCCCTCAAGCATGATGTGTCCAAGTTCGCCTTCCTTCTCAAGTTCAGAGACATCTTTGAAGTCCTGCAGTAGGAGCTCCTTCTCCGCATTGAGTAGGTTTGCGTGGGCTTGCAGAAGAGGAGTACCAGTTGTGTAGTACTCGTCTAGAGCAGCGTGAATGCGTGTACCTAGCGCAAGTGCGCCAGTTGAATCTTTATATTTTGGCTGTAGGCGACGGTAGTAGGTAAGCCACCAGCGTCGACGACAGTCTTTGAATGTCTGTAACTCTGAGTTAGAGAGTCTTACAACATCACTCATAGTTTGCCTGCCTTATCGTCTTTTAGGAGATTGAGTAGCTGGTCCTTGTCACGAACAATCTGCTCAAAGTTATCTGCCTTGGTTTCAAGGACTTGTAGTACTCGTTCTTCGATGGTGCCCTCTGTTACATAATCCGTGATGATGATTGAGTCGTGAATCTCTGACCCAATGCGGTGAACACGGTCCAGTGCCTGCTTGTGGTCAACAAGTGACCACGGACGCTGGAGCATAATCAAGCGACGAGCAGCAGTAAGAGTTACACCCACACCACCTGCTTGCGCTGTGAAGAGAATCCACTTTATGCGACCAGACTGGAAGTCGTCAATAGCCTTCTGACGCTCATCTTCATCTTGAGCACCAGTAATAAGACCATGCTCAATCTTTGCCTTAGTCATTGCAGCACTAAGAAGTTCAATCATCTGACGAGACACTGCACAAACTGCAACAGAGTCGTCACCAAAGTCACCATGAGAAATATCATCCATCAGTTGGTCAACCTTACAAGAAGGCTCTGACAATATGGCTTTAATCTCTCCAGTGGTCTCGTTTGTTTCAATAGTTGCGTAGGCATTTGCAAACTGCACGAGTCGAGTTGTTTGAGTCAAAATAGACGGAGCAGTCACTGCTTCTCCACCCTCAAGCTCGGCAATCATTGTGTCGCGCATCTGCTCATAAGCCTTCTTCTGCTTTGTTGACATCTCAACGTCACGACGCTCGTTCACAACTTCAGGTAGCCAAGGAAGTACAACCTTCTTCAACATGCGACGCATGTGTGGGTTGATTGCCTTGTAAAACTCGTCTTGCATGTGTGGCTTTACACCAATCACGAGCATGCCACCGAATGCATTGAGCATTGTGTCAATCATGCGGTCAATCCACTTTGTCTTTGAAGGCCAGTCCTTAGGAGATAGCCAGTGAAGAATTGCCCAAAGGTCTACGACGTTGTTTGCAATCGGTGTACCAGTGAGAGCAAAGCGAATCTCGGCATCGCCAGTAGCAGACCAAAGCGCACGAGTCTGC